GCAAGAAGACAAGCAAGATTACAGAAGAGACTTGATAAGATAAAGAAACAACTAAGGAGAGATTAAAATGGGTAAAATAAAAGACCACTATTTCAAGGAAATAAATAGTGATGATGATGGATATGACAAGTATTTAGAAGAAATAGAAATAGCAAGAGTGGAGGCTGAATATCATGTAATGTCAGCATATGAAGATATTGTTAAAGAAAGATTAGATGGTGTTCCACATGATGATAAAGCATTATTAGAGATGGTAGCATTTCATAATATAGAATTTCATGATGCTATTTGGCATGCTTCAACTAACATACTACCGGCTTTAGAAGTTCAAGTTGTTATTGATGCAAAGAATGATTGTTATGTTTCATCCGGTTCATCCGGTTTTGTTGATTTTGGTTCTGTTCCTAAAGGAATGAAAATGCCTGTTAGATGTTGGATTCATACACACCCATTCGGTAGTGCTTATTTTAGTGGAACAGATATTAGCACAGTATCTATTTGGCAACCATTGATGGAAACTGCTTATGTTTTAGGTGGCAAAGGCCACTATGGTTTTTGGGAAAACGATAAACCTAAACAATTAGATATTTATGTTAATCACGAATTAGAAAGAACCCAAACATGGAATCAATATGGAAATGAAGAGGAATGAATATGTATAATAAAAGAAAACAAAAGAAAAGAGAATATGGAGAAGTCATTGTAGATGAAGAACCTAAAACTCTTCTTGAAAGACAAAGAAGGCATCAAGAAAGACACCCTAATGATAAAAACATTAGAAGGGAAGATAGAGGCATTACTTGGTCTAAAGAAACAGAAAGAGACAAAAGACTGAAACAGTTTTACAAAACTCATACATCAGTATGGGTTTCCGAAACTGCAAGAGGTTGGGTTGCTTTACCATCGGAGGAAGAGTAATGAGGGCTATTGGAGATTATTGCATAATTAAACTTGAGAACTCAACTTCTTCAAGTGGTATTCAAATTAAAACTGATGGAAGAGGGCTTGTTGTTTCATGTCCTAAATATCCCGAATTAGAAGGACAAGAAGTTCTATTTGATGATAGACATAGATTCCCAACACATGAAGATATGATTTTTGTTCCAACAGAAAACTTGTTGGGAGTATTTTCTAAAACAAAACAAACTAAGTTGGTGAAAGAATGAAGGAAATAAATATTAATTCATTACCATTTACGGAACAACAATGGAGTTTCATAATGAAGATGAGAGACGACCTAAATATGACAACAAATGAGATTCTTGTTTATTTACTACAAGAAGGAATTAAAGAAACACAATATAGGAGAGGAAAGAATGATACTGAATGATAGAATAGAAGTTAAAAAGAAATTGTTAGAAGGAATTAATTTAGTTGCTAATACAGTAAAACCTACACTTGGCCCACAAGCCAAAACAGTTATACTGCAAGGTAATCCACCCATTATTATTAATGACGGAGTTACCATTACAAAGTATATTTCTCATGAAGACCCGTATGTTCAAATGGGAATACAATTAGTTCAAAACTTAGCAAGTAAAGCACAAGATAATTCGGGCGATGGAACAACTACCGCTTGTATTTTAGCACAGGCTTTTTGTAATAATTTAGTTGATTTTGGAGAAGATATGTCAATTCATGATTTTAATAACTTAATTAGCGATTTAAGAGATACGATGATTAATTATTTAGATACTTATGTTGTTGAAGTAGAAAACGACGATGTTCTTAATGTTGCTACAATAGCGGCAAACAATGACAGGCATCTTGGTAGTCTAATTAAAGGAGCAATTGATGAAGTAGGAAGAGACGGTATTATCACCGTTGAAGAATCTAATAATTATAATACAGAAATTGAGATTAGAAAAGGTATGGAAATCAATGAAGGCTATCTAAGTCATTTGATGTGCAATACTGAAAATGGCCGTGTTGAGTTTGATAATCCATTGGTGTTTATGTCTAATGTTTCTATTAGAAAGTTTAGCGATATTATGCCACTATTAGAATTTAGTTCAGCAAACAACCGGCCTCTTGTTATTTTCTGTAAAGGGTTTGATGGTTCAGCCATGAATAATTTAGTTATGAATCTTTTACAAAAGACTATTCAATGTGCAGTTGTCCTTTCACCTAATTTTGGTGATGAACAAATAAATGAATTAGGAGATATGGCTTGTGCATTAGGTGGAAGAGTTTTTGTTGAAGAAAGCAAAGACGACCCTAAAGTTTTCACTCTTTTAGATTTAGGAACTTGTAAGAAAGTATCTATTACCAAAGAATCAACTACCTTTATTGGAACAAATGAAGAAAAAGAATATGAGATTCTAAGTAGAATTGAAACGCTTAAGAAACAGGCTAAAGATACTAAAGGACATCAAGTAGCAAGAATCAAAAACAGAATAGCAAAACTTAGCGGGGGAGTTGCCACAATTAGAATTGGTGCTTCTTCATCTATTGAAATGCGAGAAACTAAAGAAAGACTTGATGATGCTTTACATGCAACAAAGGCCGCATTAGAAGAAGGAATTGTAGTTGGTGGAGGAACATTATATGCTAAATTAGCAAAAGACGATACTTTACCGAAGTGGTTCACATATTCTTTAAAACAACCAATGCTAACATTGATTGAAAATAGCGGTGATGTTTCATCAAAATTAGAAATTGATGTTTCTTCCGGTATGGGCTACAATGCTCTTACTAATAAGATAGAAAACTTAGAAGAAGCAGGAGTCTTTGACCCATATAAGGTAGTTAAGAATAGTTTCTTGGCGGCATTATCAATAGCATCTTTATTCTACTCAACAGATGTAGCAGTATTATTGCCGGAGGCTTAAGTATGGGATATAGAGAAATGAAAAACTTAGCGTGTTATATTGCTACTAATATTTATGATTGGGATAAGCAAGATATAGAAGATATGGTAGAACAGGTAGGTTGTATTGAAACCGTAGTTGATTTTCTTATGGCATATGAACACAGATTCGGTGTTGATTTGAAAGATAAAATTGAATGGGCGTTATTGTCGGAGGCTTGATTATGGAAAAAGAAATCGTAAGAATGACAACTGTTTATTCCGATGGTTCAATGATTATTCTTGTTAAAGACGGGAATGTATTTAGAATTGAACGGAGGAACAAATAATGGACTGTTCAAGATGTAAAAGGCGTATAAGACCAACAGATGCTTATTATGTAAGACGATACGGTGTATGTGAGAAGTGCATAAAGGTGATGAGAAAATGAAAAAGAAAGCAATAACAGTTAATTTACCTGCTCCGCATAAAGCAAGAGTAAAGTGTCCTATTTGTTTAGGAAACAAATGTAATGTCTGTAAAATGACAGGTGAATTAGCAATAGAAGTTGCTCCTAAAATACCTATTCAAAGAGCGCATATCATAAAATATGTTGCTGAAAACATACATGAAGTTGCTCAAGAATTAACTCTTAAGTGGGGATTAGTTCCTAAAATAAATACTAAAGAAGTTATAGAAGTAAATAGCGGTCAATATGAAGTGGTTCAAGTTTCTTCATTAGGAGGCGCATGTTGGATAGTTAATCGTATTGATGAATTAGATACACCAAGATACTTTACATCAAGACAGGATTTAGATAAATTCAAACAGGGGTGGCTAACATGACAGATGGATTAGAAGTTATTGGAACTATTATCCGTGATGATAGCATGGAATGTAAAATTAAAAGAGGTAAATACAGGAATATTGAAGTCTTGGATATTCGCTGGTTTAAAGATAATTTACCAACAATGAAAGGTGTTCGGGTGAACATGGAAGAAGCAAAATTATTATTACAAATATTAGGGAGAGAGATAGAATGAAAAGAATAAGCGTAGTTCAAGCCAAAAAGAGTTTGAAGAAAGCAAACGAAGATAGACAGTATGGACATGGTTCAGTAGATTTATTCATTAACTGTTCAGCAGATTTAATGGATTTATTTGCACAGTATTTGGAAAGTCAAATGACTGTTCCACCAAGAAAAGGGGCAGGAAGTAGAGTTCAAAGACTTCATGTTGAATTAGCATACAGTAGATTTTACAAAACATTAAGAGATTTTATGGATAAAGGAGTTGAAGAAGATGAACAATAAATTATTTTTAATAACAACAAATGATAAGAAGTTTGATGAATGGGCTAAGAAACAAAAGAAAGCACTTAATGATGTTGAATTAGAACATTTTAATATGGGATATGCAGGTATCGCTAAAGGTAATTACTTAGCAAGAGCCTCTTTTGTTTGTTATTGGGAGATTTATTCCCATAACGATTTAGCAAGATTAGCACCTGCTATTACTCAAGCAACTTTTATTCATATGATGCACCGCTTTATTGAAAGAGGCAACCAAGAAGAAATACATACTATACAACAAATCATGGCTAACTTCTTGAGATTGCTTCAAAGATTAGATGGGGAAGAATCAAATGAAGAAGAATGAATGGATTTACTTAGCAAATGCTATGTGGACATATGCTGAAAAGCATGACGGGAAAATCAGTAGCCTGTTAAAAGAACTGATAAAAAATATAAATGAAAATATGGAAGTGATTATAGATGACATGGGAACGAATGGCAAGGTTATTAGAAGCGAGCGATACTCTAACACCAACGCAACAGATAAAAATGATAGGAAACGCTCTTGAGAATTTTGAAAATAAAGGATTAGTATTATCTATTTTAGATAAAGATAACCTTACTGCTAATAACTTAGGTTTAGCAAAGGCTAAGAAATGGTTAGCGAAGATATTTGATGTATTTGAAAGTGAAATAGATGGACTGTTAGCGGCTCATAATGATTTAGGAGATGCGATATATTATCTTGATGTTTCAGCAGAAACAGAAATAAAAGACGGTATGCCTTTACTAAGTGCTAAACTAATATTGGAATTTAATTGTGGTAAAATTGATTCCGATGTTTTTACAAATGTAGAAACGGCTTTAGTCGGTATGTCTGCTAATGGCCGAAGATGGTTCATTAGGTATCTTCTAAGAACACCAAGAAACGGTATCAATAGAGGAACAGTCACGAAAATTATGGCTCATTACTACAAGAAGAAAGTTAAAGAGGTTAAGAAACACTTGAACTTTAATTCTATTGAAGTAGTTTGTTCTGCCTATGAAAGAGGAATAGAACCTCCATGTAATTTAACACACGGAAAGTTTGTAGCACCTATGTTAGCAAAAGAAGTGCCTATGAATAAGTGGCCAACTAACTTTGTTGTTGATTACAAGTATGATGGTAATAGGTATCAAATTCATATTGAAGATGGCAAGGTAATGATTTTTAATCGTAAGGGTAAATTGGTAACAGTTCAATTCCCCGATATTGTTTTATTATGTGCAAAGTATGATATTAAGAACGCAATACTTGATGGTGAAATATATCCAATAAAAGATGATGGAACACCTGCACCACATAAACTAATGGCTACAAGAGTTCATTCTAAGAATCATTTAGAAGCGGCAGAAAAGGTAAAGGTTGAATGGGTTATCTTTGATTGTCTTATGCTAAACGATGAAACTATTATGGATTTACCATACAATGAAAGGCTTGAGAAGATGAAAGATTTACCGAATCAAGCGCACCGAATAACAGAAGGCGATATTATGGCTTTTTATCATCAAGCAATTAATGATGGTTTTGAAGGTATTATCGTCAAAGATTCTTCAATGGCTTATGAAGCAGGGAAAAGAAGTGTTGGTTGGGCTAAATACAAACCACCACAAATTAATCTTGATGTAGTTATATTATCTACTAAGTATGGAGAAGGTAAAAGAGCAAATGTATTCGGCACATTTGAATTAGGAGTAAAGTCCGACAATGGTTATCAAAGCGTTGGTTGGTGTGGTAGTGGTTTTTCCGATGAGGATTTAATCACACTAACAAATACGCTAAGAAGAAATGTTGAGAAATTTGAGAATGGGCAGTTCTTTGTTTCACCTGTTGTAGTTTTAGAAGTTAAGGCTGATTTAGTTTCAAGAGATGAAAAGGACAACTTAGGCTTAAGATTCCCAAGATGTGTTAGAATTAGAGATGATAAGTTTGTTGCGGATATTAATACCTTAGAAGATGTGGAGAGATTAGAATGAAAGGTGCATCATGGAATACTAAATACATGACAGATATATTTGGTAGAAGTATAAAGATAAGTGATTTATCAATGAACCAAACTAATCGTGAAATTAGGAATATCATGAGAAGAATAAGAACTCAATATGTTCATCTTCTTGGTTTATATCAAAGAAGATTTATTCTTTTACATCAACAAGGCGAAACAAACTATCAAAGAAAAGATGCCAAAAAGAAGATTGCTCAAACTTTAGGTATGCTTGAGAATGATAAATACGCTCTTGACGACCAAAGACATAAGCACATCATACTAACTGCTCTTAATTTTATAGAGAATGGAAATGATGATATTGGCTTAATTAAAGCAGTATTACAACAGGCGTTAGAACCAATGGAAGAGGAATGATTATGATTCAAGCAGGAGAAATGACAATTATTGATACCATAACTTATAGATGTATTAAAATTGATAAAGAAGGTTATGCTCATCTTAAAAATATATTACATGAGCAAGGCAGACCTAAATTAGTATTACAGAAGTATTGTCCTTATATCAAAGATAATGCAATTGTTATTCCGGAGAAACCACAAATACCAAAACATAAACCAAAAACAAAGGTGAATATAACAAAACTGTTTAAGGAAAATACAGATTTACAAGTTTCTAATCAAGCAAGGTATTTCGTGGGTGAATGGGTTGAAACGGCTTTATGCAACTTAATAGCCAACGCAGAAGAAAATGCTATAAGCAGGGGCGATAGTCGAATAACTGCTGCACATTTCTTTTGGTTAGAAACAAATACTGCACCTAATGGATATTGGCCGTCAAACATGGAATACATGAAGGAATGATTATTATGTTCAATGACCTTCATATTCAAGAATGGATAGAAAGTCATGGAACGGCTACGAGTTTTACATTTGTAGTATTTGGGGATTTGAAAGAAGAAGAAGTGGAACTGTTGATTAAGGGAGTAGTTATTCATCTTCAACAGATTAAGAAATACTCGGAAATGGCAGTATTTTTTGACCCAATAGATGAGAAGCAAGCGGTTGCTTGGAATACTTATCAAGGAACAAGTTTAGCGTTTATCTTTGCAGGAGACGCTTCGGAAACAGAAAATACCATCAAAGGAATAATCTTAGATGGGCTAAATTTTCTTAGATACAAATGCGAATACTTAGGAATAAAAGTAAGTGAGAATTATGTTTAGTAAAGATATGTTAGTAGGAATTTTATTATCATGTGCAAAAGTTCAGTTCAAGATTATTAGAACAGATGAATTAAAGATTGGCTACAAACCAATAATAGGTTTGGCCATAAGAGGAAAGGCTAAGTTTCTACATGGTGTGCAACGGTCTTTGTTGCATTGGGGAGTATATTCTTCTTATCACAACGAAGAATCCTCTTCAAGACCAAAACCAATAATGTATATTAGCGGGATAAGGAATCTTGAGAAAGTAATAAATAACATTCCCGACAATTTAGAAAGTCGTCAAGGAGAGTGGACTACGGTTGATACGGTAGTTAAAATGTTGGTGAACAAAGAACATTTGACACAAAAAGGATTAGATAAATTATTAGAATTAAAAGGGGTAATTTAATGGGATTAACAACAATGAATCAAAATAGAGCAATTTTAATAACAGGCAAAATAGGAACAGGAAAATCAACTCAAGCATTAACATTAGTAAAAGAACCAATGATTGTTTTTGCTAATGATATTAATATTGATGTAGGTTCTTTTCCTATGGAAAATGGTATTATCATAGAAGATGTTCACTATAAACCTGATAAACAAGCAATTCTATTTATTTTAAGGAATTATAGAGGACAAATTGTATTAACTTCTATTAATGAGAAATCCGTTCCCAAAGAAATAAAAGATATGTGTCGTATAAAACGGGCAGGTTCTTATAACTTTCTTGAAGAGTCAATTAAATCAATTGCCCCTAATTCAGAAAAACCGTTTTCTTTTGAAAGAGATACCTATTCCCTCGTAAGGGGCTACCTGAAGGAGAGAGATAGAGATTTAGTTGCTAAGTTATTAGTTTATAACAAACCTCCGGACACTCAAATAGTATCTTGGTTAAGTGAAAATATGCACCCGCATAGATTAATCTTTGTTGATGGTGTAGTAAAGAGAAGATGGAGTCAAGACTATTTTTATCAAATGTTAGCCTATGCACATGAAGGCGGTTCTTTTGATAGATTAAATATGCCTAAAAGAAGAAAGTATTCGGTATTACCTAAGTTAGCAAGAAGGCTTGGAGTAAGAAATCCAAGATTATTAAAGCAACTTTGTAAGGATGAAATAGTTGTTTCACAATTCAAAAAGAAACTAAACAACGGGGAATGTCGTCTTTTAGGTTTAGGTGAAAAAAGAAAAAGAAAAAAGACAGACCCGATAAGAGCAAAACAAACCTCTTTGGAGGACTATTTATGAAAACAAGAAAATTAATTTATAGAATAGAATCTGTTTTACAAGATAAAGAAATGACTTGTAGGCAGATAATGGATGAATTAAATAAAGAAAATTCAAGGAAGCGCAGTTCTTCCAATAGGTCATATTCATTTACCTCAAATCAAATTGCACAACTACTTAGAAATAAAAGATTTGAAAAGATTGGAAAATGTAAAATAAAAGATGTTAATATATGGAGGAATAAAAATGTTATGGACAGAAAAATACAGGCCAAATAAGTTAAATGACTTAATAGGACAAGAACACTTTAGTTTAGACGCTAAAACATGGATAGAAGAAAGAAACATGCCTAATGTTTTAATTCATGGAAATCCGGGAAATGGGAAAACAAGTGCTTCTTTAGTATTAGCCAAAGAAATACTTGGTGAATCTTTTATTGATAATTATATAGAAGTAAATGCTTCCGATGATAGAAGATTAGAAACAGTAAGAACAACAATAAAGAATATTGCTCAAAGTGCAACAATAGGTGATGCACCATTTAGAATCGTATTATTAGATGAAATGGATGGAATGACTAATGATGCTCAAAATGCATTGAAAAGAATTATGGAAAGATATTCAAGTAATATAAGATTTATTATTACTTGTAATGATAGAAATAAGATTATCTTTGCATTACAAAGTAGATGTGCCAACTATCATTTTAAGCCATTGAGTAATGAATCATTATTGGAAGTAATACAATCAATTCTTCAAAAAGAAGGTATAACTCGTTTTGAAACCAATGATTTGAACTCCTTTATATATGCTATGAACGGTGATATGCGGAGGGCGATTACAGAATTACAGGCCGCAAAAGCAAGTGATTCTTCCCTCAAGGCACAGGTGGATAACAGTTTAGATGAATATAGCAAAATACTAATGAAAATAATTGATAAACAGGCAGATTCTTTACAGGCAATACATAACTTACTTTACGATGGATATACTATCCGTGAAATTTGTATTGGCTTGCATGACGCAGTATTAATTGCTGAATTAGATAGCAATTTGAAATTTAAAGTCCTTAGAACGATAGGAGAAAGTGAATGGCGTTCAACCACTATGACTCCTAAAGTATTAGCCTCATGGTTAATTGGCCAACTATCATAGAATTGAACAAAAACAAAAACAAAAAAACAAAAAATAGGAAAGTGAAAAATATGAATGAAGATATGAAAGCAGAAGTGATTAAAAGCGCACAATATATTGGTTTGAGCGAAGAAGAAGCGTTAGCAAAATTCGTTGAAGTTTGCGAAGAAAACGGAATTGAAACAACCGCCCCAATTGCTAAAGGTGTATGGAGAAACTATGTTGCGAATGTTAGAAGAACCCAAGAGGGAGATTCAAATAATAACAATAACAACAGTAATGATTCTTTTTACAAGGCAGCATTTGGATTCTTTGTTGCTTTAGAAGAACCAAGAGATATGATGGCGTGGAACAGAATGAAAGCAAAAGAAGAGTTTATGCGTGATGCTGATAATGCCCTTGAAAAAGGAATTGTAGCAATAGCAAATGAAAACGCTTTAGGTAAGTGGGTTATTTCCCGTTATCAACATGGAGAATATGAAGAAAAAACCATTTCATCTCTACCTGCGGGAGCAGAAGAAACAGAAGATGGCCGATATTATGTTCCTTTAGATAACACGCCCGTTTATATGAATGGCGGAAAGAATGCACAATACGGAAAACCACTACCACCACAACAAATGAGAAGAAGCGGTATATTTTATGGTTCTGTTGGAACAAGTGAAATGAAACCTTATTTCTTTTCTTATAAGAATCAAGGCGGAGTAGATTTTGCACCTAATACATTTGAATGGGTGCATTTCCTTTGTGTTGCTAATGATGCAGGAACAGATATTTATGGGGCTAAAGATTTAACATTCAATAGCCTTTCATTAAATAGTGAAATGAGTCCGGACAATGAATTATTTAGGGATATGTCTAACTTTGACTTTGAAGATTGTCTAAGAAATAACTTTGGTTCTCATCTAACTCCACTTATGGAATTAGATAGAGCGCATATTCAAAGACAGGAATTACCTTCTAAAGAAAGATTTGTAATTACAGATGGAACAGTCACTAATATGAATATGACTCCAACAAAGAACGGTAATAGAATTATCAATATAACAGATATTGATTATGAATTGGATTATTCCGATGGTTCGGGAATTGTCACTTGTTGGATTCCCCCACATTTGAATATTGATTTCGGTATTCAATCATCAGTTATTATTGTTGGCCGAACAAGCCAAAGAACAACCGATGAAGGAGTTGAACCAACAACAATTAATGCTTCGGGTATTTATTGCACCCTAAAGCATGGTTCAGCCGTTGAAGTTTCCCAACCCGTTGAGGATAACTTTGATTGGTTTTGATTGATTATTCAATCATTGTGTAGTCGTTGGCGTTAATGACGGTCATATAGGTGCGAAGCCTATATTTAAGGAGAAATTATTATGATAAGAATTTTTAAAAATGCACTAAAAACAGATAGAGCGTTTATTCACTACGATAAAATCCAACACATTTCATGGAACTCAAATGGAGTGTTAGGTATGGAATTGAAAGTGTATTCAAGCGCAGGAACAATAATCCAATATTTAGAACTTGAAGACCTTGAAAGGTTTTTAGATTCTTATGTTCGTGATTGGTTAGGAGTAGGGGGATTTACCTATGAATGAACTAAAAGAAGATAAGTATTTAATAAAGACCAATAGTTATATGATTGACTTGTCTAAAGTAGATTTTATTACTTGGAAAGAAAATGACAAGAAAGAAAATACCTATTGGGCTAAGTTCCATATTGGAACTAAAGAAGCAAGATATGTTTGTAATAATATTGAAGATTTAAAAACAGTATTGGAAACATGGTCTAAACTTAATGGAAAGAAAATAAATATAGAAGATGAAGATATAATAGAGGAATGGTGATATAATGAGTTTAACAAGTAAGAATAAACAACCGGCAGTAGCGAATGAAATGATAGAGAACCAAAGAGTTGTCGCATTTCAGGATAAATTAAAGAAACAAACAGAAGGTAGATTAGCAAGAAGTAATCGTTTAGTTTGTGGTATTTGGGGAGAACCCAAAACAGTCAAAAGTGGATTAGCCCTTGATTTCCCTAATAAACAAATTTATGTTTTAGATTGGGATAATGGTTGCGAACCTACATGGAGACAAAACCATGAGATGACTGAAAGAATTACTTTGTGGAATCCCGAAGTAAGAAATGAAAATGGCGAATTAGATATTCAAAAGTCGGAAGCAAATTCCGAAGATTTTGTTTTATTCGTTAAGTCTAAAATAGCAGAAGGAGAAGATGTTTTGTTTGTATTTGATGGAGTAGATAAGTGGCTTGACTGTTGCACATTAAATGTGACCGGAAGTTCTAAAATCGGCAAACCACAAAAGATGAAGTTTGAATGGGGCAAAAGAAATGCACCATTTTATTCTCTATTGATGATGTGTAAGAATTTAGATTGCGACCAAATCTACATTACTCATGCTAAAGCAGATTATGGAGCAACAGGAGAAGTAATTGGTTCTAAACCTAATTGGCACAATTGGGGAGATTATATGTTCCAAATTATTTCAACAAGAAGAACTCGCAAGAAAAACGATGTAGTGTATAAGGCTGAATTACTAAGTAGTAAAACCAATACTGCACTTGTCGGTAAAACTTGGGAATCATTAACTGTCGGAACAGGTAAAGTTTCTTGGACAGGTATTCCCGAATTGCGAGAGGGATTGATTTGAAATTTACAATAGAAACAAATGAACTAAAGAACGGATTAGAGAGTGTCCAAGTTAAAGGAAAGGGAACAACTAATAATGGATTTGGTAATACCAATCTTGGAACATACGCTCTTTTAGAAGTTAAAGATAATAATTTGAGTATTTGGAATGGAAACCAAACTTTCTTTGTATCACTAACTATTCCATTAGAAGGTGAATCCGAAGAAGGCATTTGCTGTCTTGATAGCGCAAATGTTCTTCCTTATTTGAAATCATTTTCTAATGAGATAACATTTTCAGTTGGTGATTTTATTACCATTACAAGTGGTGATTCAAAGAAGGCTTCAATACCTTTAGTTGTCAATCACCCTCAAATTCAACCATTAACAAGAATTAAGGGAATGCTAAGTCATGTTAGATATGAAGTAAATCCGAATAGACTATGGACTTTCGGCAAAGGACAATTTGAAACTGCATTTACTATTACACACGCACAATTACAGAATGCACTTAAAGCATGTGAATTGGTTAAGAGTGGCATATACAAGTTAGATAAGAATGAAACAATAACACTTTCAACAAGACAAAGCATTACTAACAAGTATGAAGAAACGCTAACTCCGTTGTTTATTACTAATCCAAATGAAGGGGCAACTATTGAATTTAGTAGCCCTCTTTATGCTTTCTTTGAGAAAGACCAAATGTTAAACATATACATGAAAGATGAATTTCCGCTTTTGATAGTGGCTAATGATAGAATACTATTGAAAGCACCACATATAGGTGCGTGAATATTAATGATAATAAGTAAGATGAATGATGGTAAAAGAATCTATAAATCTTGGAGAGAGAACGGTGAAAAGAAGTTTGAAATGGTGGAAGTTAAACCTTATTTTTATGTTAAAGAAGATGAGAAAGAACCTTCCAAGTATAAGGCATCAAAGTATATTGATAGAGACTTTGAGTATATTCGTGGTGATTGGGTTAATATTGATAATGAGCCGTTAAAGAAAGTTGTAGTTGATACTTCTTTTGATATTAGAAAGGCTAAAGATATGTTCAAGAAAACCTATGAGGCTGATGTGCCTTTTCACTTTAGATATGCAGTTGATGAAGTAAAAGAAATGCCGGAGTATAAAATGCGTAAATGGTATTGGGATATGGAATGGCAACAAGGCGGAGAATATCACGATTGTATTACTACTATTGTAGTGTATGATAATTATGAAGAGAAGTATCATCAATGGGTATGGTTTCCTGAAAAGGCAATGCGTAAAATTATGCACACTTATCCTCTTGGGAATGCTAAAATATTCACTAATGAAAAAGACATGCTTGAAAACTTTATGACAACAATGGTTGTAAAAGACCCCGATATGTTAATTGCATGGTTCGGTCATTTTGCAGATATACCTAAGTTATTAGAAAGAACCTGCGCTCTTGGTCTTAATCCACAAATAATGTCGCCAACAGGACACATTAAAGGTATAAAGAAAAAGAAAGATAGTTTTTCCTTTGCATATGGTGAAAAGGGTTTTAGCCCTATTGAACAACCTATTAATGGAAGAATTACTTTATCTTTAGATTTAGCATTTGAAAGACAATGGAATGATTCACAAAGAGGAACATTACCTTCTTTGTCTCTTGATTATATTGGTGAAACAGTTCTAAACAAGAAGAAACTTGTCTCGGAGAAGTTTCCCGATACAAATGAATTTTATCGCAGGGCTTGGTTAGAAGATACTCAAACTTATCTTGACTATGCTATACAAGATGTAAAGTTGATAGTCGAGATAGATGAATCAAACTATTGTAGTGAAGCAATATTATCACTACAAAGATTACTAAAAGCACCATTTGATGCTTGTTTCTACGCTTCTCACATGGGTTCTATTTACTTTATGAGAAATGCTTGGTGGAAATGCAAGACAGGAAGTAAAGTAGAGAAAAGAGAAACTTATGAAGGGGCTATGATATATGACCCTTTAAGTGAACAAACTCAAGGATTACATCTTAATGTTGCGGCTTTTGATTTTGCAGGTCTATATCCTTCAATGATGATAGCAAGAAATATATCTTGGGAAACCATTAGTGAAGAACCAACAGAATTTGCAGTTAATATTCTAACACCAAGAGATTTTAGCCCCGTTGAAAAGAAACATATGTTGTATTTTAAAACAGATGAATTAGGACTATTACCAAGAGCAGTATTAGAATTAAAAGAGTTAAGAAATGACTATAAGAAAAGAATGAAAGCCTCTAATGATAGTGGCGAGTATCAAAAATGGCATAATAATCAAATGGCAGTAAAGCGTTTAATGGCTTCATTTTACGGAATTATTGCCTTTCAAGGATTTGGTTGGGCTAATGTTAATTTAGCGGCTTCTATAACGGCAAGTGCAAGAGAGGCTATTAGATTAGCCGCATTTAAGGCGAAGGAGATGGAAATATGAGTGGTATAACTTTAAGGACTTATATTTTAATTAAGGACTTATTACCCATGAGTGAAGCATTAAGTTTTACAGAAAAAGAAGCCCTCGTTCTTTTAAAATATAAAGAAGTTAGAGAAGGGCATTCCCATATTTTAGAGAAAGAAATAAAACAATCTCCTATTCATTCAAGAAATTGGGTGGTTTGGAAATGCCCTGTTCAATTAGAAGATAATAAGTTAAAACCTGCTGGTAGAACACCAAAAGAAGGTTGCGGTCAATATAATATTATGTCCACTAAGCATGGTGAACATAAATTAAAAAATGGTATTTTTCAATCATCGCCTTGTGAAAAGTGCGGTAAAAGAACTCGGCAAAATGGTTTGTTTAAGTTTTTTAGTTCTCAAATCCAAGCACTAAAATACGCACAAAATAAAAATAAGGAGTTAGAAGTATGAAATGTAAAACACCACTAAGATGTAGGCCGGAATTTGAAGGCAAATACCATTGTAAAAGATGTGCCGAAGAAGCAAGAATTGAGGCTGAAAAGTTCTTGGATTTAATAGATAAGAGATGATAATATGAACACACACATTAAAAGATGGATAGATGAATTAGTTTTATCCCTTGATATTGGCGAAGAATTTTTCGCTATGTCAATAAAAGAAAAACTAATTGAAACAAGAGGAACAACATTTGTTTGTGATAATGCCGCTATTGGTTGGTATTTGAATAGACAAAAATATGTTGAGCCTATTAAAACATCTAAAGGAAGAAAGATTTACAGGAGGATTAAACATGAGAACTAAAATTGTAAGTGTAAAGGTATCGTATGATACCGAAGAAACATGGGATATTACTTTAAAAGAAGTAAAGGAGATATTTCAAATGATGAATAATTTAAAGCGTAATGCGGTCATTATTGATATTGAGCAAGGAGCGAATAAAAATGATGATGGACAAAACAAATGAATTATTAGAAGAATTGCTGGCTATGATAGCAAAATCAAATAAGATATTAATGATGGTAAATATCGTGAACATAGCGACCATTATAACAATTATGACGGTGATAGTATGAATGATATAGATAAATTACAAAAAGAAATAGAAGGATTAAAAAAGACAATCAAGGGCTTACAAAAAGACTTAGATGTATTATTTGAAATAAATACTGCTAAGTTAGAACGAGCAGTATGCGAAATGCAAGAATATCTTGGAGAAAATAGAGACTTTTATGTTATTAATAAGATAAATGCACCAACAAGGGTGGGTATGAAATAATGAAAGTAGTTTATGGACATACTGATTCTATTTATGTTCAAATAGATTCTGTTGAAAAAGCGCAGACGGCTATCAAGGAGATAGAAGAAAGCGTAAGAGAACACTTTCCAAATGTAATGGGATTAGATGAACACCCCGTAGTATTAGAGTTTGAAAAGTATTTTTCAGCATTAGGTGTCGGAACTGTTAGAAATAGAAATGCGGGTTTGGTGTCTTGGGAAGATGGAGAATGGCTTGATGAGCCTAAATTCAGCATGACCGGATTTACTGCCAAAAGAGTTAGTGAAACTAAGTTGGCTAAAGAAGTTCAAACAGATGTATTGAAAATGTGGGTAAATCAAAAGTCACAAGCAGAAATAGTGCAATTTCTTTACTCTAAGTATGCCGATGTTTTAGATGGAAAGTTAGGACTAACGCCTCTTATTAAAAGAAGTAGATTAAGAACTAATAGGCTCATGGTTAAATGTCCGGATTGTAATGCTAAATATCATCTAAAAGAATGTTTAGAATTAGAGCATTCTGTATGTAGTAAATGCGCTACACATACAAAGAAATTCACAACTCTTGAAGGTAAAAAACCGACAATAGGTTCGGGTATCGCAGGAGTTATTTATGCTTGGAGTAAAGATACTGAATTTGATGATTCATATATCTTTATGAAAGTATTAAACAATAGTGAGTATTATATTCACCCTTTAACAAAGGAAAGAAAAGTAGTTGAGTATGTATCATGCACAACTGCGAAGGAGTTTGAGGGTTGTAATCCCGACCTCAAGCACTATGCCGAACAAGTAGTAAAGAAGGCCGAGCCTATTTTTAGTGCGATGGCATGGGATTTAACATCAATAAGAACGGGAACAATACAAAGAAGTTTGGAGGAATGGTTTTGAGAGAAGATGAAATATTATTAGAAAGAGAAAGATTAGAAGAGGTAAGAGACGGTTTATATTTAGATTATAAATCCGAAAAAGACGATTATGAACAGTTTAGAGATTATACTTTTGAAGAGTATTTAGTTTTTTTATACGACCATATGTGCGCTGAATTAAGAGCGTCATTTCAAGAAATTAAACAATTACAAATAGACAGGTGATAATATGAATACAGATGAGAAATATAAAGCAAGAATAGCAAGCATGCAGGATTTTACATATAAATGGGAATGGGAAAATTTTGATGACCCATCTAAACCAATATTGAAGATTAGTAAATCTTCTTTAGGTTCATTTAATTGGTGTCCTAAAAAGTATCAATTTAATTATATTGAGAGAAGGCCACAAGACCAAACCGAAGCCATGCGTAAAGGAACGGTATTACATAATCATCGTGAAGATTTCTTTAATGATTTTGATATTAAAAAAGCCGAGAATATGAATAATAGTGAAGTCTTAGAATATTGCACAAGTTTAATGCCCGTTGATGATTATTTTGACATTACATTAAATGTGGCGGCATTTGAAGCACAACGATTTATTGAAGCAAAATCTGAAGATAAACTACATGAGTTTCTTCCTATTGTTAATGAAGAAATGTTTGATACAGAAATAGTTATTCCAATTGGCCCATATAAAGGCGGAGCATGGAATAATTATCAAGAATTTACTCTTAACAGACCATATACGGTTAGACTTCAAGGTATTATTGATAGAATATTTATAGAAAATGGTAATTTAATTCCTTTTGAATATAAAACAGGAGGTTGGAAAGATTACAAAACAACTTCTATGCGTCAAGAAATGGCGTTTTATCAACTAATGATAGAGAATTGTAGTGAAGAAGTTTTGGCTAAACATGGTTTAAACAAAGATATGAAGGTCACTCATTGGGGTTGGTATTATCCTGCGGCTAATCATATTACAGTTGAAGAAGTAAAGAAAAGGTCTATGACTTCTGTTAAACTAAATATTGCTAAACTGATAAAAGCATATGAAATAAAAGAATTTACACCAACTTTCTTTTACAAGATGTGTGCTTCATGCTCTTATTTTGGTATTTGTCCTGCGGCTCAAGAAGACACATGGGGTTGATAAAATGAATACTAATGTAATAGAATGTAAATTATGTAATGAAAAAATGATGGAATTTGAAAGTAATAATCCACAACCTCTTCTTGAGAATTTTGAAGATAGAGTATGTAGAGACTGTAATGATTATGTTACTGCAAGTAGAATATTACTTAGAGGATTAGACCGTGAAGCCCATGAGGGAGTTTGTTCTATAATAGCATCAGTTATACAAATGGCTAATTCATTAAAACAAAGCAGACTACAAGCATATGAACAATTAAAGGAGAGGGAAGAATGAAAGAACTAATTAAGAAAAAAGTTTTATCTAAACAATGGTCTTTTGTTGAAGTTAGCGATTTAGCAACTTCTATTGGTTCTTTAGCCAATGATATTTACATAGAATTGTCTCTTCAAGAAAGATTTGAATTGATTAGAGATATTAGAATAAATGAAAATATGGTAGGAAGAACTTACGAAGATATGTTTAGAGATATTGGATTAATACAAATACAAGCAGATGTAGCGGAAGTAATTAAACAGATGCTTAATACTGCAACAGTTAATTTTGGAGGTAATAACAATGAAGTTTCCGAGAATGGTTTGGGCGGGGAGTCAAGTAAAAAACGCTCCGCAAATGAAAAGAAAAAAGATGACAACAAAGAATGAATACTTTGAGTTTGTTAAATCTCATAACAACCGAACTAATGTATATACTACCGTTTATGATTTTGAACATTTTACAGAAACTATGCCTGTTGAGGATAGTGTAATTATTGATAGAATCTTTTTAGATTTTGATGCTCATGAAGATAATTTAGATATGGCTTGGAGAGATGTTAAGGTTGTAATGGAAATGGTTATTGAAAATAGTTATTTACATACTTTATTTTTTTCAGGTCGTGGATTTCATTTATTCTTATTTGGTAAGACAACAAAAAACATGAGAAATGTTCAAACCTTATTTAGAGAAATAAAACAATTGTTAGATTTAAAAGTCGGTAAGAAAAATTCATTAGATGAAAGAGTTGGACAGAAAACAAGATTGAGAAGAGTTCCCAATACTGTTAATATGTCCTCTTCCGATGGTAAAGGAAATGCTCGGTATTGCATACCTTTAACAATTGATGACTTACGATTAGATATTGAAGAAATACTAACAATGGCTCTTGAGCCACGCCTTTTACCGTTCAAAAAAAGCGGGAAAAAAGAGGTAGTTTTCCCCGAAGCACCCCCTATTGAGGCTATGGAAGGCTCGGTTTCTGTGCCTTCAACAGTTGGTAATTTGCCTATGTTGCCTTGTTTGCATAATGCCGTTATGGTAGAAAATCCTACGCATTTAGCAAGAGCATATTTGGTATCTTGGTATCGAGATTTATTATCGGGCTATACTGATTTAGTAAATCAAGCAGATAAAACGCAAGTGCATAAATTAGTAGTTGAAGAATTAGAAAGAGTATTTGCTGAATCCGATTCAGTATGGTTGGATTGGGATAAAAGTGAAACTATCAAACATTCTAAATTTACTGTATATAATAATTACAACACCCCTCATTGTGATAAACTGATTAGTGATGGGTTTTGTGTTGGGAAATGTTGGAGGTATTCAAATGCTAATAATTGATTCAAGAGAAAAGTCCAAGTTAGCCGACTTAGTAATGAAAAAGGCAAAAGCCCTATTCATTCCACATGAGAAAAAATGGATTGAGATAGGCGACTATGTTTATGATGATGTTTGCTTTGAAGCAAAATCCACTATTGATTTCATCGGGTCTGTAATGTCAAAAAGGCTTTGGACTCAACTTGATAACATGGATAGACATTACCAAACCAATGTAGTAATCATCTATGGCTCGCTTAGTGAGGCCATACTAAATATAATTGAACATTCCAGCAGTAAATTGCCCGTAGCCGCAAGAAGCGTGATGTTAAACAATAAGTTTCTTGGAGCATTAGGGAGAATAGTATTAGACACGGACATAAAACCCTTTTGGGTAAAAACAGAAGAAGAAGCGGCATCAATAATAACAGCAGTAAGTAAAATGAAACCAAGAACAAGAGAAACAATAGCACCACAAGTATTTAAAAGATTAACAACAGATGATTTAAGATTAGATTTATTAACAAGTATTAAAGGAATATCAGTAAAAAAGGCAAAAGAACTAATAAAGCAATTCGGCTCTATTATGGAAATTGGTGAATGTTCAGTTTTTGAACTGCAAGCAATTGAAGGTATTGGGGAAACCTTAGCCAAAAGAATAATCTCCACATTAAACTCGGAAGAGAAGGTGAAAATATGAATGAAGAATATAATGAAGAAGAATATATGGAAATGCTTGAAACTAATGCAGGTGTTTTCAGTGAAGCCCTACCGAGAGTCGTTAGAGACTTTCAAAAATCAGCAATTGAAGTATCACACTATAATGAGATACCTGCCGCAATAAGTTTCTTTACTATCTTAGGACAGATTTGTAAAGATTTTATTACTATTCCTAACGGAAGAAACCATGAAGATACAAGAATACACTTTTGTTGGATTCAAACTTCAGGAACGGGTAAATCAACTCTATGGAATTTTGTTGGCCCTGTTGCTAATAGAGTATTTAAGAGAATAAATGCACAAAACGCACACCCACCATATTTAAATGAAAACAATATACCTATGAATAGAATCTTTGATACTTTTGGTATTACTGATTATACCGATTCTGTTCTAATTGGTGGTTTTACTAAAGAACAAGATGATGATGGAGAAAATGTATATGAAAGAAATCCGGGCGTTTTAGAAGGAAATGGTTTAGCCCATTGGGATGAATTTGAATACTCCGGTATCTTTAAACAAACTCAACATAAAGAAAATTCAATTGTTTATCTAAACACTTTAATGAACTCATTATCGGGTAATTCTTGGATAATATCAAAAGCATTAACTTCTTTTGGTGGTATGGTTATGGAATGTTTTTGTGAGCGTTCAGTAATTGCTATGACTTACCCTCCAAGTAATCTTAATCAAGTAATGGCTGAAAAAGGAGTATTACAAAGAATGCTTGTTTATTGTTGGGAAGTTCCCGAATTTATCCAACATAAAATGAGACTTGAGCAAATAGCAAAAGCAGGAACAATAGAAGAAGTAAATGCACCAATTGATAAATATGTTGAGGCTTTAATGACTATTTACAACATGACTAAGAAAAGATGGGAAGATGCGAATAAGAACTCCCTTGAAACAATGACATTTACTCCGGACTTTAACCAAGTTTTAACATTAGAATATGAAACATTAAGAAAAATCATGCAAGATGCAAGAGAAGATGTTGCGGTTATTGCAGGAAACTTTACTACTCGTTTAATGAAAATATTGTATAAAATGTCTGTTCTTTGTAGCGTTGCTTCCGCACCATCTATTAACAATGAAGAAGATAGATTCAAAGTGACAGGACATAATGTGCGTCAAGCCGCAACTATTATCAAACAATGCTACATGACATTAGTTGATTGGCTTGAAAGAACCATGAGACAGAAGAAGCGAAGCATCGCAGAAAACAATTTAGAGCCGATTTTCGTCGAAATCTACGATAAGTTAAATAAAGATGATGAGGGATTCGTGAATAAGACCAACCTCTTAACCGAAGTCAAGACCAAAGCAAAGAAGTCAAGGGCGCAGATTTACAGATATTATGAAGTTATTAGACATAAGTTTGCAGAAAAGAAGGAAGGCAGAACAACATATATTAGAATGATAAAAGGTGATGATGAATGAAATGGGAAAATACATATTTAGTTTTTCAAGTAGAAAAAGGGCCAAAAGTAATAATTGACACATTAAATACTTATGGAGATGATGGTTGGGAATGTTGTTCTCAACTAATTGTGGCTAATAAACAGATAGTTTGTTTCTTAAAAAGAAGAACTGACATAGATGAAAAACCTAAAGTAAATAAAGAAGAGGAAAAAATTAGCAAACTTTGGTCTAATGCTGGTGAATAAGTATGTCAGTATTGGCTATTGACTTAGAAACTAAAAATATGTCTTTTGACATAGGCGGTTTTGGTAATACCCATATGTTCCAAGTATCTACTGTTGCTACTTGGGATGGTAAAACCGGAACAGTTTATGTTGATGAGAAAATGGATAGTTTTGCTAAATCCGGCCATATTATTAAATCGTTATCCGAACTAAAATACGACTTAGATGAGCATTTACAAAAAGGCGGGGTTTTGTTAGGGCATAACATTAAGGCTTTTGATTTACCTATATTGAGAGATTCTATGGATATTTATTGCATTAATAAGTATTTAAAAGAAGAAAAATTTATAGATACAAGTCGCATCTTAATGAAAGAACATAAGGAAAGATTCCAACTTAAAAATTTAGTTAAATGCACCATGAATGATGCAAAACTAATGGATAGTGCAGATGCACCTAAATTATGGAAAATGGGTCAATATGATGAAGTTGTTGAGTATTGCATGAAAGATACACAATTAGTCTATGACCTTTGGAAATATGGACAAGATAATGGAATAGTAAAAGCCTTTTCTATGGAAAAGGGAGAACATAAAGAATTGGAGGTTGATTGGTGATGACTGGCTGGGAATGGTTTGGCTTGTTTGTTTTCGTCGTAATTCTTATGCTTCTTTTCTTTGCCGCTTTCGGTGGAACTAATATCACCGATGAAAGCGTCGAAGAATATATGAAGCGTTTGATGAGCGAAGATAACAAAAACAAGTGATTGTATGAGTTTAAAACAAGAATGTCGCTACTGTGGCGAAAAAACAGTAGCGAGAAGGCTATTAGGTTTCTATGTAGGTTCTCCCGAACAAGTAAAATTGTGGGAATGCAGGGCTTGTAATGGAATATGGTCGGATAAAACTAAATGAGGGGGGCTTCGGCCTCTCTCATTTTTTTTTGGTTTTTTAAAAATCACGATTTTTTGTTCGCTTATTT